GGTGGTCGAGGTACAGAGATCACGACACTCCCTGGTGGAGAAAATCTGGCAGAGAGCGAGGGTATCCTTTTCTTCCAGAAAAAACTTTACAAGGCACTTAACGTTCCACTGTCACGAATGGCATCAGAAGAATCTGGTCAAGGTTTCTTTGGCAGGGAATCTGAGATCACTCGAGATGAAATTAAGTTTGCAAAGTTCCTTGATCGTTTACGTGCACGTTTCAATAATCTGTTTTATGATGTGCTGAAAAAGCAGTGCCTGCTCAAAGGTATTGCCAATAAGCAAGATTGGGATAAGATGAGAGACGGCATAATGTTTGAATATGAAACTGACTCCCATTTTGATGAACTGAAAAATGCAGAACTGACTGAGCAAAGATTGAACCTCGTAGGACAAGCAATCGACCACAAAGGTACGTTTATGTCCATCAAGGAAATCCGTCAGAAACTGTTACGTCAAACTGAGGAAGATATACAGAGAATTGATGCCGAAATCCAAGCAGAAAAAGACGCAGGACTCTACGATACGGACGACGACGACGGATTCTAAAGTTTGCGGTATCGATTATTCGATGACTTCACCTGCATTTTGTATATACGATGGATCCAATTTTAATATTAGTTATCTTGTTACTCGTGATCGCGACCTTGTACTTGGGAGGGAGACCTCCTCGAGTTTGAGTCCAACACTCTATCCTAAATATAATACTGATATGGAGCGATACTCACGTCTTGCTTCATGGGTATGCGATGAAGTTATGTGGAGACACAGACCTCGATGCGTAATCGAAAATTATGCGTATTCCGCAACAGGTAGGGTGTTTAATATAGGTGAGAATACAGGCATACTCAAATACACATTATATCAGAATAAAATAGATTATGAAACTGTTACTCCGCAGATCGTCAAAAAGTTTGCGACTGGCAAGGGTAACGCTAAAAAGGTGGATATGTGCGATGCGTTTACTGAGGAGACTGGCATAGACTTAACAGGTATCAAGCAATGGTCAGACATCGCAGACGCATATTGGATAAGCAGATGGAGTTATACACATCAACCCCAGACACCTACAATTATACACTGAATTTTTGAGAAGTCAAGTTAATCATGAATATACGCCGAATCGCTTCTGAATTAGCAGATGAAATACTAGCCAACGATCCTGTACGTCCCCACATCACTCCAGCATTAAAATCCCAACCAGGTAGAGAGGTTTACACGTTAGATGGTGAAGCATTTGTATGCGTTGCATTCTGTTCATCGATACCTCAGAACGAAGAAGAACTCCTCACTTCCAGGATCGGATCAAACTGTATACCTTATACGGTATGGTCTGACAAAAAGGGAGCAGGTAGAGATATTATCCTTGCACTCAGAGATCTTATGCAGAGCACCCACCGAGTCGATCGACTTGTTACTCTCTCTCCAAAAACCGATGAGGCTAAAAAGTTTCACCTTGGTCTAGGAGCGACTCTGCTCCGTGAAACTGACTGGGCCAATAATTTTGAGTATGATTTGACTTGACTTTTTCCTTCATATGTGCTATACTTAGGTTACAAAATGAGAAAAGGCAATAACGCCAGTCTCAAATCTAAGGAGTCTTATGACTGAATGTAAATATCTCTATGTTGTAAATAACGGTGAACTCGAAGTCGAGAGCGATCTCGAAGCAAACGATTTCATCATCGGTTTCAATGACGGCATGATCGACGAAATGCGATCCATCGCCGAAATGACTGCCCTCGAGCAAGTCGTATCCCCTATCGAGTCCTACAAAATCGTGTTATGAAAATCAGAATCTACGGACAACCTGAACCTTGGATGCCCGAAGATTGGAAATCAGCGATACGACGCATGATTGACCATACCTGCTCAGGGTGGTTGTCGTATCGCAGGATGAAACACCTTAAAGTCAAGGTCTGCATCAATCGGAAGTTTGACCTCGGAGGCGAGGTCGCTCCTGATTGGATGGCCAGAGACAGAAAACCCAATCACTTCAAAATGACACTGAATCCTGCCCTTGTAGATTCCAATGAGGCATGGCTGACTATGGTGGCACATGAGTCCATCCATATCGCACAGTACGCCGATGGACGTTTGAGAAATGGAGCAAGGGGCACCTATTGGGAAGGCAAACTGTGGGAGTATCCTGAGCCACGTCATCTCGGTTCATCTGAATACTGGGAGAGTCCCTGGGAAGTTCAGGCATATGGTTTGGAAAAGGCGATGCTCTGGAGTTTCGTCAATGTGCAAAACTGCATACAAAAGTTATTAGAGACTGGTGAGGTTGATTTCGCTTGACTTTTTGATAGAAATCATGTATACTTATGTTAAGTTAAAAATGATTAATTCTAATAAATGAGGTCAAATGTCAGTTAAGAAAATCCTAGACGAAATCGCAAGTGACAACAGTCGCCTGCACAAGGAAGCAGTCCTGCTTCGTGAACAATCCAACGAAGATTTGAAGAACGTGGTACGGGCAACATATGACCCTTTCACTCAGTACTATGTACGTGAGTATCGTCCTATTGACGAAAACATGTGTGACCCTATTGCTTTCGCAGGCATCTCAGATGCCATCAAGGAACTGGGTGTGCTCTCACGTCGCGAAAAGACAGGAGATGAGGCGAGGCATTACCTCGCACGTATCTGGGAAAACCTTTCTGCTGACGAGACTGAGGTTCTCGCAAAGGTACTTTCACGTGACCTGAAAGTCGGTGCCTCTGTCAAGACCTTTAATAAAATCTGGCCAGGCATTATCAAGGAATACCCTTGCATGTTAGCCAGTGCATATTCTGAAAAGGCGATTTCGGAAATCAACTATCCTGCATTTTCACAGTGCAAGATGGATGGTATGCGTTGCAATATCATCGTTCATGCTGATGGCAACGTAGAAGTCCGAAGTCGAAACGGCAGACTCTTCGAAACCCACGGTATCTTCGATGAGGAAGCACTGAAAATACGTGACTTTATCGATATGCATAACGAAGGTTGGTACGTTGTTCTTGATGGCGAACTGCTTGCTCATGATTCTAACATGGATCCATTGCCAAGACAGATCTCCAACGGCATTTGTAATAAGGCAAACAAAGGTACAATCACTGAACTTGAGGCGATGAAGTTGACCTTAGTTGTTTGGGATTACATTCCTGAGCCAGTTTTCAATGGTGATGTTGAGGATCCATTGATGTACAGTGAGCGATATGATTTGCTTTATCGTCTCTTTTGTGAAGAGGCACTGTCAAGATTCATGTTGGTAGAAACTTGTGAGGTTGTCAGTATTCATGAGGCACGTGCGCATTATCAAGAAATGATTAATACGGGTCAGGAAGGTACAATCGTCAAGGACAAGTCAGTTGGCTGGTCCAATACACGATCCAAACTGACTGTGAAGTTTAAGGAGATCAAAGATATTGATCTGCGTGTAACTGGCTGGAACGAGGGTACGGGTCGAAATACAGGTCTGCTCGGTGCCCTTACTGCTGAAACGGAAGACGGCAAAATCAAGGTAAATGTCGGTACTGGATTCTCCGACGAACAACGAAAAATGTATACTGAAGAGTTTGTCCTGGGCAAGATCATAGAGATCGAGTACAATCAGAGAATTTCATCTGGTGATCGAGAACATGATTCCCTTTTCTTACCTCGGTTCATCGAATTACGAACCGATAAGGACATCGCTAATGATTCAGTTGGAGCATAAAATGTATATGAATGAACGAACACGTATCCGGAAAACATACAAAATTATTGCTGATGGAGTTGAAGTATTTGTAACTCACTGCTCCAATACGGCAGTACAGAAATGTCGTGACCTTAAAAACGAAGGTCTGTATAGAAACGTAAGGATTGCAAATGAATTTGTTGCTGCGAGACCATAGGTCATTAGTGTCAATGGGAGCACGCCAGACTCCAAATCTGGAAGTAGGAGTTCGAATCTTCTATGGCCTGCCATATGTATAGACCACTACCAGATGAAGTAACGATCGGTCCCTCAAAAATCGAGGGACTAGGTCTCATCTGTAAAACACACAT